ATGACTAAGACTAAATTCTTCTCTATCCTCGCTAAAATGGTTGCTAACGGCTTCAACACCAACGGTGCTAAAGCAGAGGTTGTAACCTACTTCGCTGGCAACACCGATCTGTGTATCGTAGTTGAAGAAACCAGCGGTAAATTCAAACGTGTTTCTTTCCACCGCGAACCAAAAGCAGCGGCTGACCTGTGCGAAAAAATGAACAAATGGATTGTTCGTTTCAATATGCAGCAGGTTGAAGAAGTGGTTGAAGTTGAAACCGTAACCCCTGATGCAGTAACTACCCTCGCAGTAGCAATTAACGATTTGCCTAACGTTGAAGTAATGGTTTCTTCCGAAGTTCTGAAAGCAGCCGTTGCCGCTTGCCCTGGTGATGTTGAGCAGCAGATCAACAAAGTGGTTGAACTCTGGAAAGCAAAACTTGTTGGTATGCCTAACGACCACATCAAAACAAGTCTTGAAAGCGCTCTTGATGCCCTGGTTAAAGGTATTGAGGCTATCAACACCCCTGTTACCCCTGTTACCCCTGCCCCGATTTTTCCGGTGTCAGTTCTGGTTCACTGGTCTGAATCTGGCGAGTTCAAAGGCGAGGAAGTCCACTACACCTTTGAAGAATTTGAACGTAAGGCAAAGAACGCCGCAGCGCTTGCAGGTTCAGGCATGGGATACGACAAGACCAAGATCACCGTAATTTTTAACAACGGTGCTGAATATGGTTGTCGTTTAGACCTTGCCGCAGACGATACCCAATCTTTCCAGGTTCACGCACAGCAAATGATCGCCTACTCAAAGACCGAGAAAGGCGCGGCATATTACACCCAAGTTGGGTTGATGGATTGCGTAGCGTTTCTGGAAACCATCGATTTCAACATTCAGCGTGAGCCTACGAAGCAAGACGAGTTTCACACCCAGTACGCCGACTTGATGCAGACGGTAGAGGAATCAAGCTACTTGATGAAACTACGCTTGTTCTGCGACGTAACAGGCCAAGATCCGAAGGTTGCCGAACTGATGTTAGAGAAATCAGGGGGGTTCTTGTTGGGTGCTATCAAACTGCATCGAGGCGCGAACCATGCAAGCTAAACGGAACGGCGGGGGCTTACCCCGCTACCACTGGATGATTTTTATCCTGCTGGTAATCATCTGCTGTATCGAAATTGTATAAATGAAGTAAAATAGTTGTTAGATGTGATTATTTATAAGTCTAACCATTAAAATCATGAATCGTACAGATCGATTTATGTGATCAAAAACACTGTTTCAAAAAATTCAGAATCTATACTTTGCGTCCTCATCGGATGAGTAACAATTAATTTCCAAACGTAATTAAATTCGTTTGGTAATTTACAACAAACAATATGGAAAATTTAAAAATGTTATCTACCAAAGTCAAAAATCTATTTGTACAAGCATTAACCGAAAAGTTTGATTCTGTTTCCCGCATCGAATCGACCTATGATTTCGTAACTAGTGATTTCACCATCTGTATTAAATCACCACTTACGGGAAATGAAATTGTTCTGTTCAAGAACAAAAATGAAAAAGAAGCTGAAAAAGCATTCGCTGATTATTCAGAGGCGTTTTCTGAATGGCGTAATGATAATTACCCGACTGAATACCAAATTGCCGAAGAAATTTTTGATCAATACGCAGCCGAAGTTAAAGAAGAATCTTTATTAGAATATCTGGCTAATAAAGAAATTATTACCCAAACGGTAAAACTTGATGATTCCGTGATGAATCTACTTACCGGAATGGTTGCGGATCACATCGCTGAACATCGCGAACTGGCAGAACTCAACGACGATTCTATTCGTGTCCTGGAGGGTAAGAAATACAAGCTCACCCCATCGGGCAAATCTAACGTAACAGCGGGCGTACTGGCGTTGCTGTTCGGTGGCTTAGGGATTCACCGCTTCTACTTAGGTCAAATCGGGTTAGGTTTCCTGATGATGATTGTAACTTTCGTTTGTATGTTCTTTGGCCTGTTCTTCATCCCGATTATCTGGATGTTGATCGATGCGGTAATGATGTTCATGGCAAACAAAGAAGATTTTGCAAAAAAATATTCTAGTTGGGTTGTTGTCGATTCATCCGAAATCAAAAACAACGTTGATGATGTTCAAGTTCAATTCATGAACATGAAGTAAGGCTGAATAATGCGTTCTTACCCAATGTCTGATTTTTATATTGTCGTTATCTCTGGTGTTATCTTCGGAATTTTAGCGGCAATTATTGGTTAACTGTTTCACCCTGCTTTATTGAATTAACCATGTAGCAATTAAATCCCCCAGGATTGGGGGCTAACCAAACTCACTTTAAATTTTGTATCAAAAGGATTTTTTTAAATGAAAGCTGTTAAATCTCTGGTTGCTGTAGCTGTTATTTCTTCTTTCTCTGCGCAAGCTAACGCTATTAACGTTGGTGATTATTTGACTACACAGGGCCAGGAAGATTTTGATTATGCAACTGGGGGCAATCCTGATATGTCATTTATTATCAAGGGTGAAACTGCCGTTATCGGTTCAACCAATAACAAATACCCGTCTGATTTTGATTTAGGCAAGCTGGTTGGTGATATCAACAGCGGGTTTGATGGTGTGAACGCTAACGTTACAACCGCACAGGACACAGCAAATTCAGCTAAAGCCGATGCATCAAGTGCTGTTGATATGGCGCAAGATGCGAAGAACGCAGCCGCAGCAGTAGCCGCAGACGTTGACGCAGCAAAAACCAACGCTATTAACGCCGCAGCCGTAGCAGATGCAGCAAACGAGTTAGCAGGTATCGCAGCAAGTGCAGCAGCTACAGCAGACACCAAAGCGGATAACGCTTTAACAGTAGCAAATGCCGCAAGTGCAGCAGCAACCGCAGTTGATACCAAAGTTGATCAAGTAGTTCATCAACAAGGGTTGGTAAGCGACCGTGTGAACACTGTTGAAGTAAATCTTGCTAATACCGATAGCAAAGCAGATGCAGCCCTTGCCGCAGCACAAACAGCCGTCAACGATGCGAGCACAGCGAATAGCAAAGCTGATCAAGCTATCACTATCGGGAATGCAGCAAGCACAGCAGCAGCCGCAGCAGACACCAAAGCGGATACCGCATTGAGTCAGGCCAGCGCCGCAGATACGAAAGCAGAAGCCGCACAGAACACCGCAGATTCTGCCCTGCATCAAACGGGTATGTTAGGTGATCGGGTTCGTGTAACTGAATCCAACATTGCAGACATTAACAACCGCTTAGATAGCATTTCTCTTGCAGGTGTTGATCTGACCGATGTTAACGCAGGGATTGAAGCGAACGCAGCAGCAGCCGCAGACGCAACAACAAAAGCGGATCAGGCGATCAACGCAGGTTTAATCACGGCGGGTAAAGTAGATGCAGCGCAAGGCACAGCAACAGAGGCGCACGGTCTGGCGACTACTGCAAACCAAACAGCAGCAGCCGCAGACGCTAAAGCAGACGCAGCAACCGCAGCAGTTAGCACTATTTCAGACGCTGTAGCAGGTAAAGCGGATAAAGAGCATGTTGATAATGCTCACTCAAAAGCAGACCTGATCAATCAGATTCTTCACGGTTCACCGTCTACCCTTGCGACGGGTTCCACTGGTGATATCGGTCTGATTGCACAAGTCGATAAGCACGCTACTGATATTGCGGTTGTATCAAACCAGGTTGTAAACATCGTTGATTCAGTTAACGACGCAGCGAACCAGGCAGCAGCCGCAGTAAGCAAGGTTGATGCAGTAGACGTTAAAGCGACTACCGCACATGCCAAAGCTACTGACGCAGATACAAAAGCGACTACCGCACATGCCAAAGCGACCGACGCACAGAGCACAGCAAGCAACGCAAGCAACAAGGCAGACGTAGCGCACCAAACAGCACAGCAAGCGAACACGCAAGCCCTGAACGCTTCAAACATTGCTTACTCAGCACATGAACGCATTGAACAAACCAACCAGGTTGTAAGCGGGTTTGATAATCGAATCACCAGTGTTGAATCCGATGTTAAGAGCATGAACAAATCATTCGCTAACCTGAAAAACCAGGTTGATAAGAACCACAAGCAAGCCAAAGGCGGTATTGCTGGAGTTGCTGCAATGGCTTCAATCCCAACAATTGCAGGTGAAAAACTTTCAATCGGTGCAGGTTTCGGCGGGTTCGAAGGTGCAAGCGCGGTAGCAGTTGGCGCAAGTTACAACGTTAATAACCGTGTAGCTCTCAAAATGAACGTAGCAACCACCAGCAGTACAGAGGTTACTTACGGTGCTGGCGTGGCGTTCGGATTTTAATTAATACCCAATCAATTTAATTCAAGCCCCCAATAACGGGGGCAATAAAATAAGGTACATACCATGCATTACATGAAACCAGAACAAATCTTGAATTTCTTCCATATGTTTACCAAACCTACTTCAACCGTAGAATTTACCGTAAACGATACAAACGCAGTTGTAATGATGGTTAGTGATAACGACGAATTAACCGCAGCAACTGTAATTTCAGTCCACGAAAACGCAGCCGATGCAAACACCGCAAAAGGCGTATATGAAGCAGCTTTTAAAATGTACCGTGAAACTATGACAACCCAGGAAACCGAAATGAACATTAACGAAAAAGTAAAAATTGGTATGACTCTTGAAAATGCGATTGCATTCGCTAATTCAACAGCCGCTGTAAATGAAAAAAATGAAGTGCTTATTACTATGGTACGCAACGGGGTTACTGAAACGAAGGTGTTTTCAAGCCATGCGACCGCAGAAGAAGCACAGGCAGAAAAGGCAGAGCATGAAAAAATGGTTGCTGACTTCAAAAGCCAGGTAGCAGCCGAAGAAGTGACTCAATAAGATTTATCAGAAGGGGCTAGAAAATAGCCCCTTCGAATAAGTCAAGTTGAAGGGTTAACAAATGATAGTTTTAGTACAATCAACCTTTGATAAGTTTCCAATTATATTGGATCAATCCCGCTTCCTGATTAAAGAAATGAACAGGATTCAAAATTTAAATATGGGCAAGTTTAATTCGAAAATTGAATTTGCAGTTGTCAAGAAGAAAAAACACCATCCTATTATACGCAATTTCCGAAACAAGAAAACGCTGGAAATATCATCATCCGAAACAGTCGTAGGTTATCTGGATAACGAGGGGGTAATATACAACGATAGAAAACAGATTGTTGGTAATATCCATTTACCGTGTAAAGGAATCAGCGCCCTTTCAAGCGATGGTTATTTAATCAAGAGTACATAGGAGGGCTGACAAATGAAAAAGCGTTTGTTTAGCTATATTCGTTTCAGTTCGGCTAAACAGATGGACGGTAACAGCCTGGAGCGACAACAGGCAACAGCCGAAAGAATCGCAGCAAGGTACGATCTGGAGTTGGACACCTTATCATTTCATGATTTGGGTGTTTCGGCTTTCCGTGGCAAGAACGCCACCGAAGGGAATTTGAAAGTTTTCATCAATCAGATCGGTAAGCGGGTTCCGGTTGGTTCATGGTTGGTAGTTGAAAACCTTGATCGCCTTAGTCGTGATGATGCGTTAACCGCCCTTGATATTCTTCGTGATATCTTGCGCAAAGGGATCACAGTCGTTACTGGTATGGATGATAAGATTTATACCAATGCGTCAATCAAAAACAACATGATGGATTTGATTATGTCCGTTATGTTGTTTACCCGCGCTCATGAAGAATCGGTTACAAAAAAGAACCGTGTAGAGGCGCAAGTAAGATCCTCGATACTGTTCAACCAAAACAGGGAGCCAGGAACACCAGCGAGATCTATCGAGGCCGTTGGGGGTAACACCTGGTGGAGTTGCACCAAAAACGGAATTGTTGAACCGCATCCGGTTTACTACGTTGTTGCTCAAAAGATCATCGAATTAAAATGGTCTGGTGAAACTCCGGGTAACATTCAACGTTATCTTAATGATCATTACCCTACCCCACCAAAACGCTCAAACAAAGGTGATACCCGTATTCAATGGGGTATAAACCTGATTCGAAAATTCTTGAATCCTACCGTCTACGGCAGAAAAGAATTTGTGATTGATAAGCGCGATTCCGCAGGGATGGTTATATATCAATCATGCTTAGATGATGAAGGTAACGAGTATTACGAACCGGAAAAAGAAACGTTAGTAATTCACGATTACTACCCCGCTTTAATGACCGAGGCCGATTACTACACTTTGCTTTCAGTTGATAAGCGCAAAGCAGTTACCCGCAAAACCAACAAACACCCCGAGGGAAACCCGAACCCGCAGATCCCTTTACTTTCTGGTATCGGTGTTCTGTTTTGTGGTGTTTGCGGTACGTTCATGAGCAAGGCAACATTCAGGAACAAAACGGTAAAATACCGCTATGTTTGTGCGTCTGCCAACGTTCACGGCAAACCATGCGGTAACACTGGCTTTACGGCTTATCAGTTCGAACATACCTTGTTGCAGCTTATCGCGGATCATATCTGGAACAATGACCAGGAGGATAAAACCGAATGGTACAAAGCAGAGCTAGACAAGGCTGATCAGCAAATCAAAAAGTTGGTTAGATTTGCAACACTGACCGATGATGATATCGACGAAATCGCCCAAGAGATAAACACGGTTAAGCGTAACCGCCGTGATCTTGAAACTGAGTTCACATCGTACAAGATGAATCAGCACAGTGTTATTAGTTCTGGTTGGGATGAGTTCAGGAAATTTGACATTACCGACGACACCAACCCCGAACGAATGCAAATCAGGATCAGAATCAAACAGGCAGTTAAGCGGATTGATTTTAGCGCCATCAACAAAATGTTAGGGCTGTTTATCATCACCTATATGGACGATAAAACGCAGCGCATAGTAATTCAACACAACCGTTATCAGAAACCTGGTTGTGTCTATGTGGATGCAACCACCATCAACGATAAACAGTTTATGGAGCATTGGGGGCTTATCCTTCACAGCTTCATTGATGTGCTGATAGATCCCGAAGGTTTCGCCCGTAAGATTGAAGCAATGCACGAATTTTCACGCAACAATCGAACCATACTTTCAGACCTTGAAGATGATGAACGTGATCCAGGGCCGCGAATACCACCAGCGCCGATACAGGTTTCAAGTACCGACTCTGGCAAGGCATACGCAACCATCGACGGTGTGAAACATGAGATTCATTCAACTGAACATTTTGAAGAATTGCTTAAAGAAAACGGTATGTTAGGTTAAAATCGAAGCCTCTGAAATCAACTCAGAGGCTTTTTTATTTAGAGCTGCATATCATTTGATAAAATGAAGGGAAACTCATGAGTGGACGCATCACAACGTTGTGTACTGTATTAGGTGTGGCAATCGCAACCGTAGGGCTTTATCTTCCGTACAGAAATGAATTAAACGATTATCTTTATCAAAAAGAATTTCTTACCGGAAAATGGTCTACAGATGCAGAATATGTAATTAACAGTGGAGATCTTGGATTAGACATATCGCAACCAATTGTAACAGTTCAGTTAATTGTTGATAAAGATGGTTCTATCAATGGTGAAATCATTTCTGAAACGTTATGTGATGATATGCCTTTAACCTGGAACATCACCATGAATAGCGATAGCCCCTCCCTTAAAAACTTTGTATTCGCTAGAACTTTTGAAGTTCGTCAACTTATAAACGGTGCTATGGATAAAAGCCCTGTAGTGGCGACATTGAAATTGACCGAAGAAGATCAAAAACATAACGCTATAACTTTTGAAGTTGTTAGTGATGCTACAGGACGACTTCCTAAAAAGTTAATTTTTGGAAAGGATCTACCCAAGTTCGATGAAAATTATAAGTTCTTGCAGGACTATTGCGCTAAATCGACTGCAAAATTCTACGAAGAAGTAATGCCTAAAATAAAAAAGTTAAGAGATAATCCAAAATCCTAATGTGCCGTTTAACATGTAATCATGATTAGCAAGAATAATTGCTTTGAAAGCTAACTATGCAGTGAGATCTATTTCATATCTCGCCTTAGTTAGCTTTTACAGATCTCGTTAATAACCATACTCTTTCCGGTGTAACTGAATGTGTGGTGAATCGGGAAAACTTGACCAGTTGTGACCGCATTCAATCAGGATTCCCAAATGGTTAGCCGCACGTTGAAACGCATCAACCACGGGTTCAAAATCCTTACGGTTCCAGCTAACAGGGGAACAAGGCACCATATCAAGCGCGTGGCCTGAAATGTGGGCACTGTTCATAGTCTTGCTCTTACCTTCTTTCACTAGCTGGCGTTGCCGCTCAACAGTGCGTAGACCTTCCGTGATGATGAAATCGCGTGGTGTTAATTCAAGTGCCAATTCAGCAAGTCGAATTAAATCGGGATGGATACCGGAAAGATTATTTTTACTGCGTGTACTGAATTTGAAATTGTTCATGGTAATACCTGTATTCGTTATTTTGTATACAGGTATTTAGAATCAATCGATGTACTGAATTAAAAATCCGCGCATACGGAAACCACGATAAAGATAATCCATGTGACCAATGCATTTACCACGTTTGCCAAAAGCAAACGGGTTTTCAATATCTATTTCTTGACCAGCACGAAAACGGAACACTGGATTAGATAAACGAGTTGACGCAAAGAAAACATCTTTATCGTTAGCCAACATTTCTTTAAACCGTTTTTGTTTAATGTGCTTACACCCAAAATCATAATTCATTGATTCGGGGCTGATACCATTAAGGTAAATTGCGGAAAGTTGTTCTGGTGGATATGTCGGGAATTGATTCGGTTGCATTATGTTTTCACTCTCTGGTTTATCATTTTGGTAATATTCACCACCATTTGATCCCAATCGATTTTGTGTTTGCGCTTCGATACCTTACGAATTGCAATCATTCGATTGTTACGTTTTTTAGCAGCGGTATTAATCAAGATGGTTTGATTTGTCTGTTCAACTTTTTTGTACTTGCCATTTTTCAGGTTTTTGGCAAGTCCTTTAATGTTCCCGTATTTATCGGTAAATTTCTTATCAACCGGAATTAACTTATCAGTAGGTTTCTTACGGTCGATAATTGCAGACAAATAAACATCCTGGTTATCCATGATCCCCATTCGGTAAAGTTTTTTGTATTGCCCTACCTTTTGGGTTTTGTACCAGATAGACTTTTGTGAGAACGGTACAGGTGAATCAATGGCGCGGGTGATTTCCTTCTGTAGATGGACACTGGCAAGGCCAGCAGCTTTATACATACGTTCCTGAAATGAATCCCCTTCCTGTATGCGAAAGCGTTTCAAGCGCTCCATTGTTTTCCGTAGATTCTCTTTATTCTTGTCAGAGGCCATTACAAGCCTCCGATCACTAACGCAGCAGATTTCACGAAAGATAAGAATGATTCTGGTAAAACAGGTTGGTCGAATACATGAGCAACGCCGTTATACAGTGAAGCGGTAAGAATCAACCCAATCATAATTTTTCGTGCTTTGGTTTTAGTTAACCATGTTTTTATTTTTGCCATAGAATCCACCTTTTAAGATTTGCAGAATTTCGGCATTTTGTATTTTTAGCTCGACAACAGTAGATTCAATATTTGCCATTCGTTGATCTAACGAGCCGTGATTCTTTTCGATGTTATTAATCTTGATTTCTTGAATATTGTTTGTGTGTTCAATATTCGCTAAACGTTTTTCATGATCAGTGGTTTTTTTGACAACACCAGAATGTACCTTCCAGATTGTGCCAATTATTGCAGCGCCAGCAGTTGCAGCAGCTACGGAGATTTCGAGAATAGGCATAAAGCCCCCATTAAATTAAAGTTAAATTGTCACCTTTATTTAATGGGGTTTATTTTTAGCCTGTAAAGATATTATTACGATAGATAGCACTTACAATAACTGGTGCCGCATCAACCTTAGCGGAAGGAAAAGAACCGACATAACCGCCGCCCTGAATTTGAACTTCAATCGCAACCGCACCAACGTTATTAAGTTGGATACAACCGCCCATTGTTGTTTTAGCGCTTCTGCTACCTTCACCAAAATAGACACCGTTACCTAAACCAGTACCGCCTGTAATAGTTTCGGAACAGATAACATTGCCACCAACAAGAACTCGAAAACTAAAACTACCGCCTGTGGTACTACCTGAACCGCCTATCGCATAACAATTTACGTTAGGAACTGAAACAATAATGTTATTGCCTTGCCCGTTGTAAACCTGGCGGCTAACCGTAGTCCAGACGCCGCTATCAGTTCTGAGATATGCGCAAGCGGGTAAAATGCCTTGTGCGGCGATATCACCAACAATTTTATTAGCGGTTAACGTCCCCTGAATATCACAGTTACTTGCTATCGTTACGTTGTTAAACACACCACCGTTAGCGTTAATCGTGCCTGTAATGTTCGCTTTCGTTGCGGTAAAAGAACCATCCTGATAAAGCGCCCAACCAGCAGCGTTTTGTGATGATAAAGTTCCTGAAATTTTACCGTTGGTGATTGCGGCGTTCTGGATCTTCGCGTTGGTAATTGCACCATCAACAATCTTTGCAGAACCGATAGAAGCATCAGTGATTTTTGCCGAACCGATAGAAGCATCAGCAATCATTGCAGAGTTGATGAATACACGGTTATTTTGTACCGCAAACGGGATTACAGGGCTTGCCGTATTCGTTGCATCAGAAATGATGAAAAATTCATTAGCATTAAAGTAAATCGCTGATTTGTTGTTTGCTGGATCTGCCAACAACTGCATACCAGTTACAACACCACCCGCATTCACTTTCACGGTATAGCTTGCGTTAATCGTATTTTTCAAAGCGTCAACTTTCGTTTGTGCTTCGGTACTGACTTGCGCAATATTCCCTTTCAGTTCTGATTTCACTACCTGAATTGCCGAAGCCTGAGCAGCATCACCAGAAGCAATAGCCTGATTCATATTCGTTACTGTTGCCGCAATATCTTTATCAACCTGCGTTTTTACCTGGTCAAGTCGGGTACTAACCAAAGCATCACCATCTTTAACGATGGTTTTCAAATCGGTTACAGCAGCACTGATAGCCTTACCGTAATCATTTTTGATGTTGGTGTTCAGGTTGGACAACTCGACTTGCAAAGCATCTTTCGAACGCTCGAACGCCTGTTCGATTGCACCATCTAAACGGGTTTCAAGGTTAATAAAATCTTCTAACGCTTGTTGATCCTGGTTAGTCCAGTTAACTTTTGATTGCAGGTCAACATAAACCGGAGCGGTATAAATCACCCCATCGATGCCGAACACGTCATAGGCACCCGCACGAACATAATATTTACCATCCTCGATCACCAGTTGATGAATCTCGTAGGCGTTCGGAGCTTGAAACACTTTCAGGTTTTGGGTGAATCCTGCATCAGTAGCAACCTGAACAATCACGCCAGCGAAATCAAGTTCAGTTGGGTCAAGCCATTGGGTAAAGATGGTGTTGAATCCTGCCGTTGCGGTAAAACCTTTAAGCCCTGCGCATTGCGCATTAAAGCAGTTCAGGACGGTTTCAACCGATTTCATGCCACCGTAACCCACCGCAGTAACACCAACGCGCACATTGCGACTCAGGCCGTTTTGTACGTTCATTGCGTAGGTGTACGCCCAATGAAGATCGTAAGTGCGGTACTGTACCGTTTTGCTATTGGTTGTAACGTTCACCTGGTAGTAATCAAACAGGTCGGAAAACTTCTGCATCTTTCCGTTAATGGTTACATCAGTTTGTTGTTGATCATCCCATTCAAAGAAAAATTCATCGTGTTCAGTTTCCAAACCACCAACAACTTTAGCGTTACGCAGTCGTACAACCGGAGCTGGCAAGTCGTAAGAAATCGCCGGGTTCTGGTTCATAAGTTCTGTCCACGGTGATTGGTAGAACAGGCCCGCAGCACACACACGGTAATCATAATTAACGCCTGATTTCAGTCCGGTGATCGTGAACTGGAATTGACCAGTTGCGCCAGCGTCTAACCAATCCGTTGAACCAGCTTGTTTGTACTGGATGAAGAAGCGATAACGGTTAAAATCTTCTTTCGCATCCCAGGTTAACAGAATGGATTTACCGTAGACGGTTTCACCAACAGCAGCAGCAACAAGATTAAATGGTTGACCAATATCAGCACTTATTGATGATGGTGTGTTATCTGGTTTCGCTGCAAAATCCATATCGGTATAAACCGCACTGTTATATTCAACGCATTGAACTGTAATATTTCCAGCCATACCGCCTTGCAAACTAGGTGTAATACCTGTTACGCGCCATAGAGAATCTTTTAATTGCAATTCGTCAAGACTAACTTTGATAACATCCCAAACTTGCAACGTGTAAGCATCAGCAGTAATAAAACTCATTTGCTGTGATAATTTACATTTGTTGCGTTCAACACTTGCCAGTTTATCAACTTGATTTGCATCCTTAACAAATCGCAATTCAAGATCTTTCGAAATAATTCGCTTATCTTTAGCGATTAGCGGATCAGTGTTCGGGTTCGATGGATAGCGTAAAATATTTGTTGCGTAGTCAATTGCCGGGTCAAAATATGAAACATTCAGTGTGTTGTAATATTCTGCTGTTTCACCATCCTTGAAAGATATTTGACCGTTTGTCATGTTATTTTCATTGAATGTATATTTGATTACGTCCGGTGAATCGAGCTTGCAAGTAATCTTTCCGAAGTTGTCAAAAATAACACCACCAAACGCAGCGCAAATATTTACTAAGTTTTTCTTAAATGTTGCGTTTGGATCGGTAGCACCATCTGAAAAATAACTTGCGGATTGAACAGCAGCAGTTTTAAAGCTATCAAGATCGATTTGCTCAAGTGGAACACCCAAACCATATTTTGTATTTGTCAAATAATCGATAATTTGCGACGGGCCATTTCTTGAGGCTGTACGTTGACCAGTAACCAGATCTGTGATTAATCGCCCCTGAATATCTACTGCAACTTGTGAATTGGGTTGCAAAACATCAACGCCATTATTCAACGCATTTACGGTTTTCTGCATCACAATACAAATAGTGGCAACACCATTACCCGTATTTTGTACAGGCCATTTATCACCAAGATATTGATGCGCTAATGAAAGGTGACGCCCTGGATTTTTACCCGTTGAAAATTCAATTTGCACGTAACCTTTATAAAGTGGGTTGAAATTGTTTTCAGGAACAATACCATCACGGTAAGTACCATCTACCAAAATCTTTTTATTATCCATATACAGATTTCGGAAATTATCAATTTCACCCTCTGCAACTGCGAATATTTGTACTAAATGTGTATCAGCGCGTTTACCTTGTGTAGCAACATCTTTATAAACACAAACCGTACCCGTTCTGGATTCACCGTAGATAATCGGCAATACCGTTTTTGGGTCTGACGCTGTTCCGAGTGATGTTCCCTGATCCCCACTATTAAATTTCGGGACGGATGGACTCATAGCCGAACTCATTAATGCCATAGTAGCAGCTACAGCGACACCAATCGCGATAGCAGTTACAACAGCGACACCCGCCGCAATCATAGCAGCAGACATAGAAGCAGCCGCAATCACGGCTACGATTGCGATCATAGGCATTTTTTAATTCTCCAAATAGAATCGTAATCGGCTTGAACAGCCGGGATATTTTTATAAAAGCCGTTATCCATCGTTAAAGCCCAACCGGAATACACAACGGAAACATGAAATACTTTCCGCGCACCTTCTTTATGTTCTTTTACCAATAAACAACCATCTGAAAAATCATCAGTTTGTTCATAATTATCTTTGATGATTTCAAGTGCATTAGAATAGCCAATGATTTTTTTGGCTTTGGTCAACCCTTCTTTTACCGATGTGTATTGATTAACCAACTTATTGAAATGGTCTGAACCTGTTTCGATATCGACCATTTTTAAACAGAGCAAGTTGCAATCATTTTCACCGTAAACAATAGGCTGTCCGATTTGCTCATTAATGTAATCTGTTATTTTTGCTTGTTTCTGAAACATACGGGATTCCTTTATGGTTTCCCGTATTTAGGGTTATTTTATTGTTTCGTTTTCCACACAGCCTCACTATTCCACATACCAATTTTGGCAAAGAATCCATCATTTTCATTACCAGCATAAGAACGGTGAACACCATCGGTACAGTGCGAACGTGCATTCTTTTCAAGTACCGCCCAAAATGAATTTATCTTGATATCGGTTTCAGACTTCCATTCCTCATCATTGGAAAAATCAAGGCTAATACTTGATGAATCGATTTCACCTTGAAACACCCCGAAATCTTGCATCACTGCCCCGCTCATTGGGTTTAAAAATACCATTCTGATAGTTACTACGGCTTTATCGAATTGTTTGTTCTTGATCATGGTGACGTATTCAGGGCGCACGTTTGAAACTCGAACACTCATACCAGTATTATTTAATTCTTTCGAGCGCGTAGGATTCTGAATATCGAGAAAATCACCACTTGCAATATACAATTGATTGTTGAAAGTAATATCATGATAACCATCGCACAAACGCAACTCACCCGAACCATCAGCGAATTTAATATTCACTACATGATAAAGCGATCCGGTACTGAATAATTGCGCAATGGTTAAGCGTGTTAAAAAATCCCCGGTATGTTCGCCGTATAAATCCAGGAAATCACGATCTGTACATAGGTTATCAAAAGCCTGTTGAATATCCATTAGATCGCCTCAGTTGTTGTAATTTTTAATCTAACAATTTGTTCAAGATCGGTTTCAATAGTTCCATTAGTCATTACCAGTTTCATTTGTGGGTTTTGGTAATTCATGATTTCGCCCGCCGTAACTTGTTCACGCAAGTTCGGGAAAATATTCATTGTTTGGTTTTGTGCATCGTAGGATACGACTTCATAAACTTTAGCTTGATTCGTAAAGGTGAAACGGGTTCCAGCTTCTAACGGCACGATAGTTTTAATCTGACGACCGCCAGCCATTGCCGGATCTGTAACGACACAAATAGAGTTTTGCGCCCCCCGATACTTCAAGTTAATTGATTTTGCCATTGGAAAATAAAAGGGTTTACCGTAACGGTATTCACTTAACCATTGATCAAAGATGTATTGTTTTTCGCCTTGAAATTGCAAGTTGATATCCATTTCGAAATATTGGATACCTGAATATCTACGCGAGAATTTGCCGCTTGCAGTACGGTTATTGAAAAAAGGCGCAACACTTTTCAATGTCACGCCAATTTTCAAATCATTATTATTGAAAATGTCAACAGCCATTATTAAAGCCTCTTACAGTTATATTCTGTATTTAGCTGTTACAATCTGCGCCGTTGTGCATCCTCCACCGCTCGCGCTACCATCTGAGGATGATTCTTAATCGCGTTCATTACCATTTGATCAGAACTGTTCACGTTACCGGAAATGTTCAGCGGAGCATTTACCGATATAGGTTGACCGCCTGACTCATGGTTGATGAAGCCTTTCAAATCGTCGTTCAGGCGCTTATCTACCACCCTTTCCCCTTTTTCCAGCAGGTAAGTACCAGTAGAAGGAACGTTGTCTATACCATCATGGAACTGGCCTTTCACGCTTTTGATACTGGCGACTTGAGTTAGAACCTGACCATAAGCAGCCGCAGCCAGTGCGATTGAATACGGGTACGGGTTGGATTCCATCGCCTTAGATGCCGCAGCAGGTGCCGCAATCATAGCCTGTGCAATCGCAAGCCCTTTCGATACAGCAAACGCCGCTTTTGCCGCTTTGGAGTTCTGACCACCGAATGCAGTAAGCACGGAACCCATCGCATCAGTCATACCCTCGTAAGTGGCTAACTGCGCATTGGTGGATTTTGCTTGTATTTCCATTGAGGCTTTTTGAATGGCTTCTTCACGGGTAACTCTACCTTGATCAAGCGCATCTAATTTGGCTTGATATTCCTCTTGCATAATCAGCTTGTTTTCAAGTGACAATTGCAGGTTTTCAAGTTCGCGATTGTACAATTCTTGACTAGCCTGAATCATTTCTTCTGCTTTTTCAGGATCAGCACCGATTAACGATTGGTAGAAGTTTTCACCGTTGGCGGCTAACAGTTCCTGTTTCTTTTGTTGGTACTGTTCTGCATCAATGATCCCTTGATCGTAAAGCGTCTTGAGGTCAGTAAAGCTGTTACCCAACTTGACTTGAGCACTTGCCATGCTTGCAGCTTCACGGGAATACCCTTCAATGTTGATACGGTTCAGGGTATCGAGTTGTGTTTTACGTAGGGTTTCCGCATCTTTGGCTTGCTGGTCTGCTAACCGTTGCGCCTCTTTTGCTTCTGCATCACGTTTACGTTGTGCTTCCTTACCTAATCGTTCCGCTTCCTTGTCTGCCTGTTCTTTAGCTTTCAGGGCTTTTTCCGCAGCGTCTTTATCTTCACGATCCTTGATGATTCGATCAGCAGCGGCTTTTTCTGCATCTGCCTTTTTGCGTTCGGCTATGTTCTTATCAACGATGGCCATGTTCTTATCGGCCTGAATCTGCGCGGCTTTCATAGCCTCTTGATACTTGATTTCCGCAAGTTCTGCTTTCGTGTAAGTAGCACCAACGTTATTAAGTTGGGCTTGTGTCATACCAACAGGACTAAAAGCACCATTCTCTTTTGCTTTTGAAGCCGCTTCACCCATATCAGAAAGGGTTTTATAAAACGATGTGTTTTTCCAATCCTTATCCCACCAATCGTACAGAACGACCATTTTATCAACCAATGGCGCTAACCCGTTTGCAATTGCACCTTTGGCTTTTTCCTCGAAATCACCCATACGCCGACTAAATTCACGGTAGGAAACAATCGCATCTTCGGTAATATCGACGTTCTGATCCTGGATCATGTTCAAGGCGGCTTGTTCGGAACCGGCTTCGGTCAAGGTAGTAATCAGTTTGGAACTGCCACCCGCGAGTTTTTCCATTGCAGAGGTTGTTTCTGCCGTGGTAGCACCCGCATCACGCATCTGATAGAACAGACTTATCGACGCTTTAACCCCGCCGTTTGCTTCACCAATGTGTTTTGTGAAATCCTTGATGTTCATACCGTACTTTTTGAGATCTTCGGCAATGCCGCCACCAGTAGCAACACCTTCGCCCAAGTTCTTCAAAGCATCTTTGTTGATTGCCCCAAATTCTTCGGCTTTAACACCCGCATCACCAAAGGCATGTGCTAACTGTTGAAGATATTCAACGTTCATCAAGCTAGATTGCGCGAGCTGATCCAGCGCATTAGCTTTCGCAGCCGATGCCATAACCGCCGTTATGCCAGCAGCCGCCACAGAAGCCACACCACCAAGCGCAACGAATGCAGGTGATAAACCACCTGCCCCTTTAAGCGAGTTGCCGAGACTGCCAAGGATGCCGTTTAACGACACAGCTTGATTAGATAAACCATCAAGCATTCTTTCGGCTTGACCAGTTGCCCGAACTAGTCCAGCCGTATTACCTGTTAATTCTATTTCATGATTATTTTTCTTTGCCATTACTTGCGCCCCTTTGCATTTCTTTTAATTGTTTTAACTGTGCAGGAGTAAGCATTTGATTAACCGCCTGAATGCGTTGCTGTTCCTGTTTGCGCTTAATTTCCTCGAGTTGCTCAGGGGTTTTGAAAATAGCTTCATCACTGAACATTCTGAAATCTTCTGCTTTCATTCTTTTCAATCCGTCTTTTGATAAATTACCGGACGAACGATAAAGATTGGCCTGAGTTATTGAATGCCTGATATCGTCAAGTTGTGGGGATTGTGGTTCAAGGTATTCATCGAATAATTGCAATTCACAAAATTCAGGCAAGGGTAAATCCATCATTTCTTGTTTTGATAAACCCTTGCGCATTTGTTGACGATAATAAAATCCTAGATATGAATTGCTTTTTACTTTTTTTCGACTTCTACCGGATCAATACGAATACTTGCATCAGCAACAGCACCAATCAAAATACTTTTCACATTGCTGAATAACTTTTTAACCTGGTCAATAGTTTCGAATACTGGTTTACCATCTTCATCTTGAATACACCTAAAAATAGTCAGTTCATCGCGGTCTGATTTATCTGGATTGTACAAATGTTCAAGATATTCTTTAACAGTCATTGGACGCGCATAAAAGGTGTATTCACCGATCTGAATAGGTTCACGCTTCGGAGCTAGGTCTTGCATCATTTTTTCAAAATTCATTTTTAATACCCTTATTTGTTAGATGAACTTATTTAGGGCATAAAAAAACCCCAACCTTTCGGAAGGGGTTAAAATTATCAAGTTCCAGCACCATTAATGATATCGTCTAAATCTACATCAGGTAGATCAATTTCATCGGTAGGTGGTTCAGTTGCTACGTAGTCGGGATCTGGATTCCCCCCCGTTCCCGGAGGGGTTACGGGTTTCCCGATCCACCACTCATAGAAGTATCCACAACCTGAGAAATAACGCGCTTATCAATTGCAAGCGTGAAATTTTGCGTTACTACCGCATCAGCACCACCCGAAAGATTCGCACTAGAAATAAAACCGTTGTACACACTTGCTAAACCTATTGTTTTGGTTGCGTCGGTGTAATACACGATTTTAAACTGTGATTTAGTGCCAGAATCACCAAGAGCGCGGATTTTTTCATGCATCAAATCACCCGGAATATAATTCAGTGATAGCGCAATATCTGGAATGGACGCACGACCAACTAATTTACGGTTGGTATCACTGGAAAAGTTTGGAACGTCAATAACAGTACGTTCAATACCAGTTTCAGGGAATGCGGAAAGTTCGGGAATCAGAACAAAATCTGTCCCTTGTACCGAGGTATTATCTGTTTTATCAGACAAGAATACATCGACATATAGACCTGCAAAAATGTCATTAGCCATTTTATAAACCTTTTAATTGAGAAAGGGAATAAACATTCCCCCTTTGTTATATTTATGAAACTTAAAACGGGGCAACACCCCGTTTATTAAATGGTGAGTAGTTCTTCTTTCAATGCTTCCAGATCAGCAAGAATTTCTTCTTTTGTTCGAGCGGTAGTTAATTGTTTTTCTTTCTTCGATGTTAAATTAACGCCATCAAAATAATAACATTTATCCAACACCGCATCATTAAAATCAGTAGCGGGAAAATCATCGAACTGATATACATGAACCACCAAATCAGGATTAGATGGACTAATAAAAATTGACATTCGATCAGCGGGTAAATCATTGAAGAATGTCAATACCTGATTAGTTTCCGCATCGACCTGAATAGAAGGAACATTGTCTTTCATTTCTGAACGTCTTTTATACCAACAAGTATCAGTTTCGTCTTTGTAAAATGCCGCGCCATTTTCAGCGCGGTCAAATTTAATATTCTTAATTGCTTTTGTTACTTTCATATTTATACCCATGCATCCACCCAACCACCATTATTACGATAGACTTGAATACGACCACCGATAAGGTTCATTGAGTTATTTTGTGTACCGCCTGTACCGTTAAGACCAATCAAGAACCATCCATTATCTACATAACGTTGGTTTGTTGTTTGGTTTAGTGATCCAAAGTTCTTTGTTGCACCCCAACGCACTGAACGCACTGCATCGTTAGCAACAGAGGTAGCAGAAGTGTTGGCTGTATTCGCTGTGGTTTGCGCACTAGTTGCTGTGGTTTGCGCATTAGTGGCGGCGGTTTGTGCTGTATTTAAACGAGTGTTAAGTTGTTGAAGCAACCAACCAGCAGCGAATCCATTTGTTGCAGCAGCCAAATAGATGTTGCCATCAGCAGCGATAAAAGCAGTACCATCTGTTTTGTTTATCGTATTACTACGTAATGAACCATTCGCTGTTAACACCCCACCGACATTAACCGCATGAGCCATAGTTACTAAACCAGACGCTTTAGCAATATAAAATGGTCGTAAACTGTTAAAGCCACCACCGTTTGAATCGGAAATCATGATATAGAAGTTAGTAGCATCATCATGGAGTAAGGAGTTTTTTGTTTGTCCACTCATTCGGAATGAAGAACCAGTTGGAACACTAACAGCCCCAGTTACTGTTAAAGTACTGTTAACGGTCATTGGAGCATATACACCAACTTTTGATGTGTAATAACCGCGATCCGTTGCCGCTCCTGCGCTTGCGTTATAGCCTAAGTACAGTTCACCGCCCGTGGTTTGAGTCGATGAAGTTCGAGCCGCACACAAAGTAACGTTCCCGTTGCCGTGGTCGTTCAAAATCATAGAACCATTGCTACCGGAGCTAATGCCCTGGTTTGCAAGAATGCTAATACCTGCGTTAGCTACTACACGACCAGAAGCGGTTAAACCTACTGTAGAAATACCACCCGAAGCAGTCAAAGCACCCGATGCAGTCAAAGCACCAGTAGTAACCGCACCAGAAAACGCGCCAGTACTACCAACTAAAGCACCGGTATTAATACCACCCGGTGTAATCCATCTACCATCAACATGCAAATACGCCTGACCATCAACACCGTTATCAGTACGAGTTTTAGCAGTACGGAAAAAACCAAAATAGGAATTACCCAAACCGCCAACATAAAAATGATGATCTGCGTGTTCTTGCCGTACAATTGCCTGTGCCGAAGATGTAGAGCAAACATTACGGTTATACAGAACGTTTTGATCACGCATTGAGATCCATGAACCAGCAGCAGCAGAAACCCCGATTTTATTTACCTGAGTATCAGCACCATTACACGTTATGCTCCCCGCAGTCGTTAACGCGCCCGCAGTTGTTACGTTGCCACTTGAAACGTTAAGACCACCGCCAATAGTAAGCCCGTTACCCATGCTTACCGCACCTGTTGTATTACTGATCGTAATAGGTCGCAAGGCGTTATAACCACCGCCAGCATCACCCGAAGCGGTTAACATGAAATATGTATTGCTACTGTCATTTCGAATAAAGAAACCGTAACTACCATATGCAATACGAAAACCGTTAGCAGAGTTAGAACGAATTTCACCCGCTGTGGTCAATGTGCCGTTAAGAGTTCCCCCCGTTAATGGTAGAACACCCAATTCAGCCGCAGTCGGTTTATCAGTATCGGTGTAGATTTTTGACAAGCCAGTCATTTCACCGTTGGCGTTATAACCATACGTCCACAAACGACGACCGCTCGCATCAGTCGCAGAACCATAATCAAACGTGATGCCTCGCGAATGTGCGCCGTTGGCCCCGTCAGAGTGAGCTACGTGAACGGATAAAGCCTTGTGACTTTGTGAGGCGTTCCAACGATAGAAACCAGAATAGCCGTGGCTTAAAACTTTGGTATCTGTCGTATTCAACCCATTCACGGTACGACTCAAAACATAAGCATCAGTTGCAATGTTGTTTGCCACACCGAAAAAACGTGAATCCGCTTGACTTTTTGAATAAAAGTTAGCGTCTGATTGCGCTTTCGTATAATGATTGGCTGTTGCATCAGCTTTACTAAGGAATGTTGCGCCAGCAGCCGTTAATGTTGGATAAGACAACAGTTTATTATCAACTTCGGTTTTAGAATAATTTCGGGAAGCATCAGCCGTGATTGTTTGAAACTTCGAATCAGCTTCTGTTTTATTATAATACGAACCCGAAACACCCGAAGAAGTTATAAAAACGGTATCGAGCATGGAAGCGCGGATTTTCCCCGTCAGTGCATCGATCAATACTTCATCGGATTCATTTACCAGGTTTGAAGCAAGTTTGACATTGCGCGTAAAGTGGCCTGTTAATTTACCGCCCAATATCACATCACCTGTTTCAACGCCTGATCTTGATGCCGCTAGAATTACATGACCATTACCATCATCGGTAAGCATTTTGTTACCTAACGGGCCAGCAATATAACCTTCTTTCCCACTTGATGGGTTCAGGCTTAAAACACCGTTAACAACCTTTACCCGTGGCGCGGTTAATTCTAAATCAGTACCGTTTGCCTTGATAGTGTGTTTTGCGGTTGGTGAAGTTGCCATGTTAATAACTGGTGATGAGTTGCCACCTGTACCGATATTAATTTCAGCAGCAGCACCAGAAATATTAACTGCGTTTGTTGCGTCTACATTACCACCAGAAATTACCTTACCACCTGTTGTAATTGTTCCAACAACAGCAAGCTGATCGGCAGTTTCGGGATTTCCAACTTGAATAACTGCGCCCGCTTCGGTTTTGGTATACATTTTGCGATCTTGCAAGTTAACAGCGAGTTCACCCGCAAGCAAATCAGCCGCAACAGGTTTTTTACCTGAAACAGATGATCTTTTAATTTGAATTTTGTTCATAAAAATACCCGTATACGTTGATATACGGGTATTTATGGAGTTAGAAAGTACCCAAATCGATTACATCATTAATATCGACCGCTTTAATGTCAGCAGCCGAAGGACGATTATTTGTACTATACAGAACACCACCAGCGTTGTTAATCGTCGTGGTTGATGTTGTATTCCCGGCCGGGTCGAAGTAACGAAATAGAGTTTCACCATTTTTACCCGGCAAAATTTTAAACGTCCGATATTTCAAATCACCAGCATCAGGATGGTCAGCGCGAGTTGTACCAATTTCCGGTTGTGTTCCATTCTGAACATATACAGTCAATTTGTCTTTAACTGCTAATGTACCCGTCATAGTATCGCCGTTAACAGCAACCGCCCCAAGATATCCAGGGGTTGGCTTGTTATTTGGTGAATAAACACGAATACCGCCTTCACGAACTTCTAAAGTGCCGTCAACTATTGGTGTTTTGAAAACAACACGATTAGATACACTTTGGAAAGATGCCAGATCAACGGGTTGACCTTGCGCGTCTGTGGTTTGTATCTTGCGAATCTTCGTAACATCATTAGCGCCATTAAGAGGCTCTACAAACCGTAAGTTGCCCGTTTGCACGTCTGGAGTTCTTAAAGCGCCTGTCATTGCGTTGGTGCCGTTTAAATCCAATGCCCTGATATCATTTGCCGATGGTCGTTCAATTTCGCTGTAGACCTTCACCCATGCGGAAACTTTACCGGATGCATCAACGGTACGAACACGGATGATTGGCATTTCACCAGTACTGTTTACCGCCAGTTGCCAACCGTTATTTTCCGAACCTTGCATAGCTAACACAGCCGTATCAATACCAAACGGGTTATGCGTGGTAGTTGCGGGTAACTGCAAGAATCGGTTTCCAGACAAGCGATCATAATCTTGAAGCCCTGGATAATCAGCAGTACCAGCCCCGATACCATAGTCACCTGTGTAAAGTAACTCGCCTGTTTTGGTAACGCCTGATAACTTCATTGCGGTTGGTGCAAGTCGGTAAGTAACCATTACCGGAGTATCACCACCACCAGTTATATTTTCAGCCGTAACCATTGCATCAAAGATCTGAAAGAAGCCAGTTTTTGCACTACTTTGTACCGTATCGATTACGTAGAAATTACGAAATCGCAATTCTTGTTTTGATAAAATACAAGACGACAATAATTCTTGAACCGGATCATCAATAACTTTATTGAATGTGATTTCGGTATTGTCAAGCGTCAAATTGCCAGCCATACGCGACGTAAATTCACTATCGAAAGTTTCGACTTCCTGAATAGATCGTGTAGTGCCGATGGTTGGAAAACTTGCGACGTTTTCAGCATTAACAAAAGTCGTTGCGTGAAAAGTTGGAATTTCTGCAAGGTCTGTACTTACTGCAACAAGAACTTCTTTCCCTGTAAAAATATCTGTTTCGATAGCCATTGTTAACCCCTTTTATAAAAATAAGATACTTCGAATGAAACATCAGCCATCACATGCCCTTCGCTTGAATCATTGATATATGAAGTATCGGAATTGAGCGGGAGCACCTGAATAACTTTTACTTCAACCCCGTCAAAATCAGCAGGTGTAAGATTCAGCAGCTTTAAAATAACTTCGTGAATACCTGTCTCGTTAATTTCGGAAAATGCCACTACATCAATCGTGCATCGAGCATTTAAATTCTTGCTGTTCAGCCCTACCGCATCATAAGATTCACTGATATTCGTAATCCAAACCTGGATATCAGTTTTCACACCAGTTTTAAAACTATCAACCAGCTTGTAATTCCATGTGTTCGCGATAATGTCAGATAGTTTTCTTTTGATTTGCAAGCGTGGTAATGGATTAAATGAACTTGCCATGTGCGCCCACCCCTTTGATATTCAAATAACAATCTACAATGCCGCTATTATCATCATTGATATAAGCAACAATATAATTTGAACCGTTAATGTTGATTGTATCGTCTTGTTTGAGTTCACCTTGATTACAGGTCAACATCATGGTTTGTGAAACCTGACCATTATTTTCAATAATTCGCTGGTCGTAGATTCCTTGAACTGGAATACCGTCACCACGAATATAAAGATCACCTAACGAAAGTAATTTCTTTCGCTGTTTCGTATTAAATTTAAGCATAGTAAGCCCCTTATATATCGAATATTTAGGACATAAAAAAAGGCACCCCCGGAGGGATGCCAGTTTCAACAGAGAGACTGTTAATTATTTCGTGGTAGTACCACGTTTCAGGTGAATCAAGCTGTCGTCTTGACCGACGAAAGTCCAATCCAGATCGGTGAACAGACGCAGACACACACCACCGTTACGCGCTTCTGTCCAAGGGTCAACGTCGAGAGTCAGACCGTCCCACTCGCCAATCATGACACCGGAGAAATCACCTACCAGCATTTCATCACCGCCAAAGATACCGCTAGAAGCGATTGGACGACCTGCCAGCTTGCCATCATCACCAACGATGTAAGAAGAAACGGCGTTCTTATCATCTTTCAGGATAGATTTCAGATTTGCCAGGGTAGCGCCACGCATTGCGAACATAATCGCTTCTTCGCTTACGCCACGGTCAGTAAATGCCGCGATGGTAGCCAGGAAGTTTTTATAATCCCATTCGGTAGTACCAGTTTTCAGAGCAGAGATTACGCTCAACAGGGATTTAGGAGCGTTCGCCAGATCAGAAGCGCCGAACATTGCAGCTTCCAGTTTTTCGCGTGAACGGTCGATAATCTGTTTAGACAAAATGCCCTGAATACCTGGGGTAGTCAGCAGAGTACGGCGGTTCATAACAACTTCACCCGCGAAGGTTTTCGGAGTCAATGGAACGTTATCAAACGCTGATTTACCGATTGGTGCGTCCTGACCTTCGGTGATGAATCCGAACGCATCAGCAGCGGAGCTTGTAGCGCGTGGAATCATGTATTTTGCTTCGGTCAGACCGTTCAGGCGCTGTACATTCATTTTACCGATGATGGAATCTTTCAGCAGCAGATCCACGAAGGAATCACGCAACAGGATATCATCTTGAACAGCGGTAACAGTGCTTGACGCTTGAGCACCAGCAGGAGCCGCACGAAGTGCAGAAGTTGGAATATGAACGGTATTACCGGAACGTGCAGCAGCACGAGAACCTAATTTGCGTTCAGCTTCTTGATGATATTCCAGGTTAGCGCCTTTCAGATCACGGCCTTCGGTTTTTGCTTTAATTGCATCAATCAGGTCGAAAGAACGTTCCAGATTTTTAAGGGTATCTTTTTTAGTGGTCATTACATTACGTACCTTATTTTGTTTAATAGAACGTTTTTCGCGTTCGTCCAGAATTTTAATTACTTCTTCCGCAACGCTTGCGGCGGTTACTTCAACTGCTTCTTCTTCGGAAATATCGCGTTCTTCTTCCTCAGAAACTTCTTCTTCAACTTCGGCTTCTTCTTCCGCAATAACTTCTTCTTGTTCTTCGATTACTTCTTCTTGTTCAAGAATTTCATCTTCGGTAGCGCGTTTTGCACGTTTGGTCATGGTCTTAATCTCTTGTTTGTTTAATTCGGCGTTATCGCCTTTCCTGATAATATTTAGGGAACCATTTTCAGAGCGAATAAGTCCCACGGTCGGATCTGCCGGAACTGTTACGAAAGAAATTTCATTAACAGACCATCGATCAACCAGAATTAATTTGTTTTCGTCGTCGAAAGAATAATTATCTAAGCTGTAGCCGAAACTGATATTCGAAATAGTCCCTTCCTGAACTTTTTCGGCAATTTCATTAGCCAGATTACCTACCTTTGAAAATCGTACTTTTGCGTAGCCTGATTTGTCGTTAACATCGATATAAGCCGAACCAGGAATGATTATTCCTAAATGTTGGTTATGGTCGTGGTTAAACAATAAAGACGCTACGCCATCGTTTAGGCGCGTTAAATCAGCGTTGTCAGAACCATGAAGCAATACTTCACCGTATACAGCTAAGTCGCCATATTGATCGTATACTTCACGGTTAACCGGATATTCAGAACTAAAACGAATATTGAAATAATCGCCTTGTTCGTCTGTTTGAACTGATAAATCTCGCGCCGCAACGGTTAAATTACGGCGTAAAATCATTTTGAACCTCTTAGGTTTCCATTACAGGTGTATTTATGGCGCTTGTTTCAGGGGCTTTTTTGAAATTATCCTCTTTGATTTTCAATTCGACCTTATCGGGATCACGCCCTAATGATTCGATTACTTCGCGGCGACTTACCAACCCGTTATCAATTTCAAGCACTTTGGCTTTAATATCTTTTTCAGGGTCTACAGATCGCGCCTGTGGTTTAATCCAATCGGTTTCATGCATTGCGCGAATTACGTTAAGTTCAATAAGTTCTTCATCGACCAGATTTTGTAAAAACTCGCGATATACACGGATAAGGACGGTATTAATCAGGTGGCGTTGTAATGCCTGGTAACGGTTCTGTTGCATCAAATCACCAAAGCGGCTTGATGAATAATTCACGCCTGAAATATCACCCGTTAACGCCTGTTTAAAGCAACCCAATCCCATAGCGATAGTGGTTTCTATCTTGTCCATCCATGACGCAAATTCATTCGCCTGTGTATTTGACTGAATGGATTTAATATCCTGCCCTGGGTTCAACATGTTGATTGTACCGGGGCTAAATTCTGCCATTACATCCGGTTGATCTTCGTCGTCCTCATCATCCAGACCGTTAGATTTATCAGCCTGGGTAATAAAGCCCATTGAAGAAGCTGTTACACGCGCCTGAATAAGCGAGATCTGAACGTATGAATCAAGTTGTGCAACCGTCTGAATAACTGGAATAAAATCAGAGAATCCACGGCGTTGATCGCACTGTTTCGCGTCGAAATAGTGAATTACTTCGTCTGCGTCGTATTCTTCTAATGTGCCTGTATCGGATTCGCTGAACAGGTCAATTTTCTTGAACCAGTACGATAGCGGTTTCATTGTGCGTTCATCGTAGGTAATACCATTTTTAATTACGGTATTTTCATCAATGCGCATTTCATGGGTAATATCGCAACGGTCAGCCGTTACCATTTCAAGTTTAACGTCACTATCTTCTTTATGGATAATAACGAAAACTTCACCGTCTGTTTCACGCTGGCGCTCTACCATCTGGCAGAACTGGTAAAAATCAAATTGCCCGTTTAAAGAGAATCGGGATTTATTTTCAGCCCAACGATAAAACATCTTATCGATAATCAGATTCGTTCGTTTATCAAGTTTGCCATTTGGCAACGTCATTTGTGTACGAGGATACAAACCAGTGCCGATAATGTTATCAACTGACATTTGACAATAACGCGCACCGTAAGGACTGTTTAAAGACAAATCACGGCAAATATCGAGCAACCGCGAATGTTGCGTTCTGATTTGTCGGTTAATACTGCCCTGAAACTTTGGCTTGTGCGTTGCATCAAGTCGATCATTCATATCTACCAGGCCTAACGAGCGTTCATTAACTTCATAATTCAGTTTCGTCTGTACTGGTGATTTACGGAATCGGTGTGTTTGATTTCTGTATGTATTTACAACCGTTGTTTTGCTACGGGTAAACACGCTTTTAATACTGCGTAAGAATTTCATGTTAACCCCTGAGAATTAATTTGATTTGTTTAAATGGCGCTTTACCTTTTTTACGGTTGGCCTTTTCAATTTCATTACCGAGTTGGGCGCGTAATGAATCCACCAGCGCGATAAGATCGGCCAGGGATGAATAAACAAGTGTTTTATTGTTGATAGAAAGTTGTTGCAATACGCCTTGATCGTCGGACAATTTCGCCGTAATTACTTTATCAAGTAGTGATATTTGTTCGCGTAAAGTATCAGCGCGATTTTCTTTCTCGAATAAGCCGCGAATTTTTACGGGCTGAATCATGATAATTTGCAATTCTTGATTCACGATCACGATTTTGTAATTTCCGGTTGTGATTTTATCCGATGTTGTCGGAATCCCGATTGTTGCATCAGGAATTAACAGCACTTCTTCAACCGGAAATTCTTTATCGTTGTATACGATTGCGGTGTACGCATTCGGGATAGGGTCAAGAAATATATTCTGCCCTTTCACTACGGTAATTAGTGGTTGTTCCATTTGATAGCCTTATTGAAATGAATCCTATAAGGCTATTTATGGTGTTAGAAATTCATCCAGCCTGAGCGCGGTTTCTGCCTTGCCCTATTCCCCTTTTTCGGTTTTTCCGGTTCGGGTTCTTTATCGTGATTTGTCATTGCTTCAATTTCGCGATGTACGGCCTTTGGTGGCGTTATATCTTCAACTGGTGCAATTACATTACGTTTGGCTTTAATCTTGCGTAGGGATTGCCAGTTAGATAATTTCAGCACCTGGTGCATCGCTGCCAGCGCATATACCATTGTGTCTAGTGCTTCATTTCGGGTTGAGCCTTTTTTCAGCATCCAACGAACTGAATTACCAGACCGCTTTAATTCTTCCGATAATATTTGTTCTGACCAATCATCAGGAACATCATTTGATATCTGTAGCGTGGTTGGTGCATCGCCTTTCAAATTGCGGTTGATTAGCTCGCGCACCATCGTTTTACCGGAGTTAACGCCTAACACGTATAACTCTTGCCCCCCTGTTTTGGTAGGCTGTACCGGAATCACCGGAGCGTTAAAGCTGGATGAACCTTTGATCGCCTTTAGCTTTCCGAGGCGGTTACAGTTGGCGTACACAACTTGCGTTGCCTTACCGTTGCCACTGTCCAAAAAGGCCATATGCATTGGAATCTTGTCACCGTTGACCGTTCTGAAATCCGACTTCAAATATTCAATCAGGTGGGTATAGGCTTTCGAATCTCGCTTTTCGCAATCCAGATCGTAAAACATCCGGTAATCCACCAGGTAAAGCGCATTGGGTGCCACTGCTAACGTGCAACATTCAAGGCGGTCTTTCTGTTGGTCGATACCCGATACCAGGAAAACAGCATCATCAGGGATTGAATCAAGGCTAATATCCGCTTTCAGCTTCTCGAGTTCGTCAGTGCCGCAGTCGTCGTTTAAGTCGTCGAACGTCACCCCTAAGCAGGTATTAAACCAAGTGCCGAGGCTGAACGATTGGAAAGCGTCTGCATAATCCTGAACACAACTAACGATGGTACTTAACGGGCTGTACAGTCTCGATACGTGAAAACCGATACTTGCCGCGCCTGGGTTGTGCGCAACAAATCTACCTTTCGCAACTGCCCGTAATCGGTCGCCCTCCGTCCATGCCTTTTCGCAATGGGGGCAAACATAACGGGCTGTATCAGGTAGCGGGATTTGTTTTCCCTGCCTGATCCCCTTATCGAATTTGACGTTTTCCCATTTCAAGATCTGTTCGTGCTGGCAGTGCTGGCAAGGCACGTAGAAGTAACGCTGATCGGATTGGTCGAACTGCTTATTGATCGCCCCTTCCTTCACGGTTGGTGTGGAGCTGATTAACACCAGTGCTTCATCCTGAAAAGTAGTTACACGCTGTTCAGCCAGTAGCACCGGATCACCCTCTGCGCTTTCTTGTGCTGCGTCCACTTCGTCAAGTATTGCGGTCGCTAACGTCTTGCCGCGAAGATGTGACGGACTTGTTAAACTCATGCAATAGATAAACGTTCCATTGCGTAACTGAATCTGCGCCTGGTTGTTTACGGCGTCTTTGTCTGATTTGTTGGTGATGAGTTCAGCTAGTGCGGGAGTCTGTGCAATCGCGGGTTTAATCTTCCCGCTTAACCATTGGCCTAGCTCTTTGGTCGTCGATTGCAATACACCAATGTTGTGACCACTTTTCGCCATCTGGTAGAACAGCACCCCGTTTAACAGTTGGGTTTTACCGACCTGGGCGCTTGTCTTGAACACGATTTTTTTCTTACCTTCGTGTATGGCGTCCATCATTTCGCGTTGGAAACTGAACAGGCGCATTTTTTCCCCTGCGCGTGGGCCATCAACGATTGTTAAATTTTGCTCGCACCATTCGGAACAGTTGAGCATAGGTGGCGGGATCATTTGCCCCGATGCCTGTTTGAATATGTTTGATAGTTTCCGTAAATTTTTCATGAATACCCTCTCTGTGAAGGTATTTATCGAGGCCAAAAAAAAAGCCCCGAACCAGTGAAGGAACGGGGCTTTAACCAGAGTAAAACCAATGAAACTTATCGAAAACTTAATCTAAGGTAATGCCTAAAATGTCTAGTTAAAAGCATTCAGAAACACACCAGTAATGTGCTTTTGAATGCCCTTGCTAATGAGGGTCATTCTTGAAAGGGCTTGAAGCCGCTTTCCTTTCTGTACGGGTATTTAGTGAGTTAAAATTTTGCGGTATTCGGCTTTGTAGATTTCGATCAGGTCGTCTTTGCTGTATGTCTTGTCTACGTCAACGCCCTCTTTAACCAGCGCGGTGATCATCTTTTCTTTGGTCAGCTTGCCGAACTTCTTCGATTCATCGCGTACAAAGTTTGGGTGTATCGGGTTTGCTGAATAATCGGTGTCCCAATAGTCAGCCAGGGATCGGAGCACATCAGACCAATTTTTGTTTTTGTGTCCTGCCCGGTAGAACAACCCCTGAATCTTTCCTTCTATGTAGGTGTTGCATCCACGACAGAGCAACCCGCGCATATTTCCGCAGCTATGAAGATGGTCGCCGTGTGCAGCGTTCCAGGATTCGAGTTTGTCGCCGCAGATCTGACACTTGCCGCCCTGCTTCTGAAATTGGGTTTGCTTCCACGCTTCCAGCGTTTTCTTTGTGAGAATCGTCATACCGTGTACCTAAGTTGATATGACTGTATTTAGCGGGGTACGATTGGGGCGCGTTGCCCCTTCTGTTATGGGTTGGCTTGCTCTCGTGGAGGGGGTTAACGCAACTGCTTCCGTTACTCTAGATATAAATTTACAAAACTTTTTGTTACCCTAGATAGCTGGGAACCCGCATTCTACCGTTGGTGTCCGTTACTCTAGATAGCTGGCAGACCAGATCCAGCGCGGATCTCAGCCGGATAATATAATAAGTAATTCATTACCATTCGTAGCTAATTAACAGCAAAGCAAATACAAAAAACTAGATCGCGAGCGAAGCGAGTTTCATCGAGCGTAGCGAAGATGAACAGCAACCGACACTAAGAATAGTAATGATCAGATCGTAATAGTCTTTACCTGTTCACTGCGCCTTCGGCTTGTGAATGTCGGCCTACGGCCTCCAGATCTATCCTTCTTATCATTACGTAGGGTAAGGGGTATAGATATAATATATGTTTATATATAGAAGAAACTACCCTTTTTGGTATGATTATTAACCACTGATTGTACCAGTTAACCAACTGCGCTTCGCTTGTTGGTACTCGGCCTACGGCCTCGCGATCTGGTAATAATAATTACTATCTGTTTTAAGCTGCCTAAAACCCACTCTACGGGGTTCTATGCTCTAACCAATACAGATTTGATTACTTTCCATTTTAAATCGCTTCTGGTGCCGCTGGCTGGCCTTTAGCGATAGCGAAAGGCTAGTTCAACGGTACTTGAAAAGTTATTGAGTCATACCCATATAGATTAGGTGATACTACCAATGAGTTATTGACATTTTCAAATATTGATCTAGATCATTGATTCCCTGGGATTTGACTTCGTTAATGATATCCGGGATACTGACCACCAGTTAAGAAAAGAGACACTACGAACCAGACCATTTTACTGTACGACCTAACCCGCAACAGTCCCCCCGACCAGTTGCCAGCTACAAACAATTTGATACCAGTAAGGCGAGATCAAGCACTACCCCCCGATCTGATTACTGAGCGGTTAATGATAGACCGTTACCAATGCACTTTATTTGCATAATCATTCTAAAAGTCGATCCGATTTTTGCGTTTTCGCATTTCTGAAAATGTTGTGATTTTTCATAACCTTATCTGATGCAAAATTCAAATTTACGCCCGCTGTATTTTTTCGATTTTTTCGATGAATGATTATTCAAAAACCCCCTTTTTCGTGCCTGTGAAATATCCACGTATAACCCGTGGTGTGGTTTCCCTATGCCCGAAAAACAATGCACTAAATACACGTAAGCGATTCACTGAATCGTTTTTAAATTACCTAATTGTTACTGAGATACCTATGAGACTGAGAAAACTGACTGAAACCGATATCAACCGTTTAGCCGTTGAATGGCTGCAAGCTGATACCGAAGGAAAGAAAGAACTGTTGAAGAAGTACGACATTGCCAAACCCACTCTTTACCGAACCATGAAGCGTTACGGCATCGAGTTTAAAAAAATCATCCACTAAGAGAATACGAAAATGAACAATTTAACATTAGTAACAACCGAGTTTTTCACCACTGATGAAGTAATCGAGATCGGCGGTAAGGCATTTTTAAGCAAGTACCTGAACGGTGAACCAGTAATGACAGCGCGTGATCTTATTCAGATTCTGGACTGTACCGAAGATGCATTTAAGCATCATCTTAAACGTGATGGTAAATGTCTGATTCAGGGTGAAGATTTTCACCATATGAAAGGTGATGAATTAAATCACATCAAGAAAAAATTCAATGAAATCAACGGTGATTTGTTGGAGCCAAATTGGCCCTATCAAAATTTGAACAAAACGAATCAATTAAACCTGTTCACCCGTTCTGGTGTTGATGTGATGTGTCGACTAGTTGATCCGCGCTCGTTTGTGTGGAGTCTACTGAAAAGCAATTACTTCGATGTGCCGCAAGAACCAGCGTTCAAAGTGCCTGAAACGTTCGCAGAGGCTTTATTTTTGGCGGGTAAACTCGAAGCCGAACGGGTTCAATTAGCGCTTGAGAACAAAGAAAAGGAAGCGTTGCTGGTTAAGCAAGAAGCAGAACATGAAATGTTTGTTGATAACTTCTTTGATGAAAGTTCAACGATCAGCATCGGAACCTTTGCGAAGATTACAGGCGTGTTAGGTCAAAAGCGGATGTTTGCATACTTGCGTGACTCTGGCGTAATGATGGCATCACGTAACGAACCGTATCAGAAATACATGCATCATTTTGTTATTCGTGGTCAGTTCAGTACGCCATTGCTTAAATGCACTAGCGCGAAATGGTTACTTACCCGAATGGCAAAAGATAATCTGATTTCTACAAGCAAAAAAGATATGTGTTACGACAATATCAAAGCCAAATATTCCGATGATCTGGATGTAGCACTAGAAGCGGCTTTTAAAGCAGCGTAAGAAATGAACGGGGGTTAATACCCCCCTGTTGTGAAGAATAAATAATGATTAGTACAGACGAAAAAAAACCCCGTCGATTCGTAGTCAACGGGGCTTTACCTAATCTTTAACATGAATTTGCATCATCCACGATGCGGAACAACTTAACACCCAAATCAAAACACCAAACTACATAGGTATTTATATGCTAAATTTTAACACTAATTTATTCCCCCGTCCATATATCGACGAATGCACCGGATATTACAGCATCAAAGATAAAACCGCAGAACTGCAACCCGTTACATATTGGGGGGGCGACTTCGACGAATTAAAAGATTCACTTAAAAAAGTGAAATTGTATACCGGAGCCATGCGCAAACGTATTAAAACCGTATCAGATAAAGTTTCCGAAATGATGTTACCAGGTGAAAAAATCTGCTACGTGTTCCACCAATCAAATAACGTAATGACCAAGCCAGCGATCATTATTTGTATGCAATCACAATCAGGTGAAAAGCGTGTTATCTGTTCATCGGTGAAAGCCGTCATTGAATCAGACCATCACGCCTTTGGTGATCGCTGTGATTTCTACGTGGGTGAATGGAGCAACGAAACAAGCAAGAATGGCAAATCTTACGTATGGGTGAATATGTCTAAGCGTATCAGTGAAAAGCCTGTTTCATTTCGCGGTAAGCCTAAAGCAGCCCCAGAAGCGCAACCAGTAGCAACTGTGATCACCACCATTGATGATCTGATGCAAGACTACGCGCCCGAAGATTTCGACCATGAAGCACCGCCAGCGCCGTATGCATACTGGTTAGAAGATGAACCAGAAGAAGAACCGATGTTTGTTAAAATTAGCGATAACGTTTACCAGTTCAACAAGTCTTTCAAGCGCCGTATTCATGAACACAACATGAAGCAGCAGCAGTACAAGCCCGAACCAGATCCGGTAGTTCAGGCCATGTTAGCAGGTATGAAGAAAAAGCCCGTTCATATGGGATTGACCGACGAGGAACGAAAGGAGCGGGATCGGGAAAATCTACGGATAGTTGATTTCTATGCGCGTGAACACGATTACTACCAGCGCCAAAGGTACGCCGCATGAGTAACGACAAAATCAAAGCTGAACGCGCTCAATCATTAGTGGGCGCGTTCTTCGAAGTGAATGACGGCATGATCGAGGTAATCAGCTACAACGGGAATAAGCGGGTTCTGGTGCGTTTTGTCGTGTCTGGTTATTCAACCGTAACGACGATGGTTAATATCAGGAATCGCCAGGTAAAGGATAAACACAAGCCCACCATTTGCGGCGTAGGTTACGTGGGTGAAGGTGTATTGGTCAAGGGTGATGAACGTCGGAAATTGTACATGGTGTGGCGCAACATGCTTATAAGACTAACCGACAACGTGAACTTTCCGACATATGCCAACGTTGGTGTTGATCCCCGTTGGTATTGTTTCGCGGAATTTGTACATGATGTTATCACCCTGCCCGGCTATGAACGGTTCATGACGGAAAAGGATTTGAGTCTTGATAAAGATATTCGCAACCCTGGGCAAACGAAGCGGTATTGTAAAAACAACTGTATGTGGATAAGCAAGGCAGAAAATACAATACAGATGGTAAAGGAGCGGGAACAGCGAAAAGCCCCACCTGTTAAAGTACAGCAGCACACACAAGCGGCGATTAGTTCAATTCAGTGGTGAAATGGTTTCTATAAATAATAGCGTACAAGGGGAAACGGTTCCCCGCTATTAAACAGAGAAATCAAATGAACGATCAACAAATTCAACAGATGCAACAAGTAATTGTAACCCTGGAAAACGACAACGCTATTTTGGTGCGTATGCTTTCTGATGCCAATAACAACAAGCAAGTATTAAAAAGTTATTGTGAACAGTACGCCGCTAAAATTCAGGAAATGGAAAAGCAGATCCAGGCATTGCAGCCAGTACAACCGGAAGCAGTACCCGCATAATAAAAGAAACCCCGATCACATGATCGGGGTTTTGTCTTTTGTGGTATCCGTTGGGCTAGTCGTCAAAATCGTAATCAGCTTGCTCGTTATCGTCTGAATCACATCCAGTATCAGAATCGCTACCATCATCACCGTTATCATCTTGAACAGGAATATCAGTATCAGTATCGTTTCCATTTTGGGTATCTCCTGAAAGTTCGGTTAATTCTTCGTCAATTAGATAATCATCGGATTGCATCGCTTGCCCGATATCGGTTAACCGTTCGGTAATGATTGCGGTCAATACCTGCTTTAGCTCTTTGATACTGGTAGCAGCTTCCAGGATACGTTGTGTATCCACGTTGGCAATTTGCAGCATTGATGAACGCACCGTAGATGAATGCTTGTTAACGGCAGCTTGTACGAGCGATACCGGGATCAGATCACCAGCTTGTGTTGCTTCATCCATTTCAGCCATTGACGCAAGCGCATTCTCACGGCGTAACTTTGCCTGTTTCAATTCTTCCGATGTATCAAGCGTCTTGAGGTTGTTCAGGATGTTTTTGATAATCCATTCTGTACCCTCTTTTTCTGGAATCTTTCTATTGTTGGTGTTGTACGGTAGACCGCGCAGAATCCATTTCTTCACGGCTTGTGGTGTGTAGTCGTACCGTCTGCCAACTTCCGAAACGGTGATAAAATTTTCTGGTTTCATGCGTAATATTCTCTCTGGTTATAACGCTGCATATTTTTATGTATTTATGGTGAGAGAAACGCCTGCTGAAAATACGATCATTTGTAAAGAAATCAGTAACATGGATGTTACAACATTTGAAAAATTGTAGGGGAATTTCGCGGGATTGATAGGCGTAGGCTTTTGAACTGAACCAGCTTTAAAAATTCATATATGACGCAAAGAACGGGCTTTCGAAACTTCCCAAAAATCAATGATTTGGAAGGAACCTAAATCAAAATTTTCAGAACCCTTTGATGTGATTTTTCATTCGGGATATCATTAACTTCAATTACTTAGCGATATTATTTAACATTCGCTGCCTTTTAAACCTACACATACAGGTACAGCGTGTGAGCGACGAAAGACCAACTCATTTTTATAAGTATCGATCTATCAACTTTATCGATGATGCGGCTTTATCTGTAGAAGAACGTTTAAAAAATGATTATTCAATTAAGAATCTGTTGAACAATGAATCTACCTTCTCGAGCCGATTAGTTTTCAATGATTTGTTTGATTCAAAAATTGATATTATTCCTCCAACACCGGAAGAATTTGAAGCATTGATACCATTGATATTAGACAAAGTAGAAAGCAGCACAGAAGAAAATTTATCATTTTCTGCCCTATTACAAGCTGAACGCGTTGAAATAGTAACCGGGTGTGTACATAACGGAAAGTTTACGGATAAAGGTATTCAATTTTTAGAAAGTCAAAAAAAGACCCTCACCAGACAAATTGACTGTTATCCTTTTATATGCTTTTCGAGTAACAAAAAAAGTAACTTAATGTGGTCGCATTATGCTGATTCACACAAAGGTTTCTGTATAGAGTTCAAGGCTGATGGAGTACAAGCCGATAAGGTTGAATATAAAGAATTTATACCGAAAATGAATTTGATAGATTGGTGTCGGTTATATTTTGGCCTTGACGGTGACGAAAATACAGGTGCATATCTAGGTCACTATCTAGGCGATCTAATCTGGAAAGCATTACGAACAAAACTTATTGAATGGCAATATGAAGATGAATATCGTTATCAACCTAGTAATGATATTGCATACCCATTTCAAGGAAATAAAAAATACTGCCAACTTAGCTATGATCCTGATTGTATTGAATCGATTATATTAGGTTGGAGAATGCCAGTTGAAATTAAAAATTACATCATCGAGCATATGCCACCAAACACTAAATTTAATCAAGCCTACCCCGGACTAAGCACCATTGAGATCATGGACTATCAAGAATGGTTGGACTCTAAACGGGCTTGA